TCGTTAAAAACATTGTACCGTAAAAGGACTGTTATATGGCCTTTTTACTTTTACACAATTATACGGACTTTATCTGAAAACGAGTATCGTATTGTAATGTTAGACAAAGAAACTCGAGGTCAAAAAAGCAGATTAACGATAAAAGCTAGACCAGTAGAAATTGATGACCTAAATAATAATCGTGTGTACGAAATTTATAACGGTAGTTTTACTGGCAAAGCATATTTCGATTTAGTTTTTAAAGGTACAGGATACAAATATAACTTACATGCTAAAGTATCATCTTCGAGATTTGAAAATCTTGGTAATTGCGATACAAACCTTGATTTATTTAAAAAAGGTTTGGAACGATATTCACTAGAGTATGAATATGATGCAAAAACTAAAACATTCCATTTATACGATTACATCGAATATAAACCAGAATATTGGATAAAAGCAGGTGTAAACGCTAATAATATCAAAATTCAAGAAGATGCTACTAAATGTTTTACGTTTATAAAAGGTTTTGGTGGTTATACAGATCAACAAACTTACAATGAGGCAAGTTTGCAATTTGAATATACATCACCGTTAGCTGATGTTATTGGAAAAAGGCATGCGCCACCTGTTCAAAACGGAAAAATTACAAAAGAAGATACTTTAAAAAAGAGTATGGAAAAGGTGATTAACGATAGTATCAAAACATCTGTAACACTCGATTTCGTTTTATTAAAAAAGTATTTTAAAAATGCTATACCTAGGGTTGGCGATGTTGTTAAAGTGATTGATGATTTAATGGGGTTGAATGTTGATTTAAGAATTATCGAAATCACAACCAAACGTGACATAAATGGAAATATCATAAAAATGGACTTGGTACTAGGTGAGTTTAGATTGCAAGATAGATATGTAAAAGCGGTTGGTAAAGCTGCTAAATATGTTACTAACCTAAAAACAAATAACCCTGCAAAAACACAACAAGAAATGCAATCTCAGACAAACGCCAATACAAAAACTACACAAGATTTATTGGGTAAAACAGATGATTTACAAGCGAAACTCGATAAAGCAAATGCCAAAAGCGTAACTACTTCAAACGGAACAATTGTACATGATTTCTCAAGCAAATCTAGTATCAAGAAGGTTAAAACCATAGGTACAATTGGCGATAGTATTGCTAAAGGGTCGTTAGCTAAAAGCAACTTTACTCAACAATTAGCTAAAAAGATTAAAGCAAAATATACTAATCTTGCTGAAAGTAGCGCTACCATGAGTGATATTTACCAACAAGCTACAAAAATCAAAGGAGATTTAATTATCATACAAGGTACTGATGATGATTGGGTCAAAAACATAGATATAGGCACTGATAAAACGGATACTAAAACGTTTTACGGTGCCTTTTATAGTGCAGTAGAAATTATCAAAAAGAATAACCCTAAAGCGAAATTATTGGTAATGACATCTGCAAGACAGTGTTATATGGAAGGTTCTAAAGTGAAACGTAAAGATACTGATAAGAATGATAAAGGTAAAACTTTGATTGATTACGTTAACTTACAAGTAGACATTTGTAACGACTTAGATATACCTGTATTCGATGCTTATCGATATGAAGCTTTTAAACCGTACAGTCCAGCTTTTAGGAAATCTAGCATGCCTGACGGCCTTCATTTTAACGATAAAGGGCATGAAGTGATTATGTACGAATTAATTAAAGATTACTATCAATTTTATGATGAATAAGGAGGTTGTGTATGTTATCCGAATTAAAAACAAAACTACATTCGTTATTTGGTTCTGATTTTATATCTCAAGTCGAACAAAACTTTGAAACAATAAAATCATGGGCTGATAAAAAAGATAGCGAGTACCAAAACCATGTTACAAATCAAAAGAACGCTCACAAATCATCACAAATTAAGCACACAATAAAAAGCGGGCAAGATGTTAACTTACAGGACCATGAACGTTATCAAGACGAGCAAATTACTAATTTAGTGCTTGGACATAACGGTGACGGAGTTCAAGAGTTAAGAGCGAGTAGAACATCGATGGACGCACAAAACTTTGATGACCTATCCAATCGTTTATATCACGATTTTTTACGTGAGAATAACGAAAGAGAAAAGTTACGTGCCGAATTACTCAAAAAGATACAACGTATTGTAAATGTAGATGATTTCGGTGGTGATCCAACTGGTCAAAAAGACAGTACAAAAGCTTTTCAAGACGCGTTAGGCACTGGTAACGTACTTGTAACGATGAGTGCAGGTACTTATTTAACAACTGGTATTAAAATGCCTAACAACTCAAGATTAGTTGGACAAGGTAAAGATATTACCACAATTAAGTTTATGGATAGTACACCAGCTGAGAACATTGGTATCACTAACTTAAAAATGAGTGGTAATGCTAAAAATATTAGTTTAGAGAACTTTACATTTGACGGTAATAAGTTTAGACAAGATAAAAAACTCAAACCTACTGGTGGTTCACGTTCAAGCAATATTCGATTTGCTGGTGTAACTAATGGTTACATTTACAACGTTAAATCGCATAGCGCTTTATTACATTGTATTGACGTAACTTATGCAAATGATGATTACTACTATGAAGGTGATGGAAATAGAGTTCCATACGCATTAGAAAGTAAACATATTCATATTGATAATTGTGAAACATACGCTTGTGGTGATGACTCTATCACTACCCATCATTCACGTTATATCACGATTACTAATTGTTATGCTCATCATCCAACAATTACTGGTGGGAATAACAACGGTATTGAAATTGATGACGGTTCACAATTTGTGTTCTTATCAGATAATAGAACAGAAGGTAATTTCGGTGGTGTTGAAATCAAAGCCCATGCACCTGCAAGTGCATCAAGATGCGTGTTTGTAAATAATCATTTATCAATTGAGGATACAAGAGCTTATAACATTAGACATATTGGCCACCACAGAGCAAAAACGGACGCTAAATCTAAAACAGCCTATGATGTATCATTAAACAACTGCGTGGCTCTACGACCTAAATACAACGGCGTATATCCAGGTACAACGCCTAGAGCATTGTTAATTAGTGCTTACAAAAACGTTTCGGTTAATAATTTTACCGCTATCGGCGATAGTGATTTTAGTAAATTAGCAAACGGTAAAACTGACAGTAATTTACCTGCTATCGCGGTTCAGTTTATGTCTGAAAACGTAATTCTTAACAATATTACAGTTACTGGTTTTACAACTGCCGGTCAAGATATTAAATTCTTCGGTGGAGATAATCGAGGCGAGCGTTTTATTTTAAGTAATGTTAACATCTACAATTCATCACCTAAAGTTGGTATTGCGAGTGGTGGTGGAATTTACGATTTGAAAATTATCAACGGTAATTTAAAAGGTCGTGGCACAGGAAATGGTATTGAAACATACAACAATACAACTATGATAAGTGGTGTTACTGCAGATAGTTATACAAACGCCGCAGTTATCGCAAACGAAAAGTATAAAACAGTACCTACCGTATTAAAAGGTGGCTTAAGTGCAGGTTCAACAGGTTCTGCTGCGGTAGATCCTCGAAGTGTAGTTTTAGCAACAACTGGTAATAGTAGAGCGTATAGCCCACGTTCATTCGTTTTAGGTTCTGGAATGAGTTCTAAAGCTTATGGGTCACGAAGTGGAGTTATTAATTCGTTATCATCAGAAACATCTAAAGAGAGCCATACGCAAACGGTATTCAATAGTAGAAATGTAAAATCGCCTGGCAGTTACAGAGTGGTTGCAGGTTACTCTAGTACAGGTAAACCTTCTACCGCAAACATTAAAGTAGATCTTAACACGTTACATGGTAACCTTAACTTAGCTGGTAAATTAACGCAAAATAACGCCGATATCGCAGAGTTGTTTGAAAGTCAAAGTGGTAAACCTATTGAGTTAGGTACCATTGTTACTTTAGACGGTGATAAAATCAGAAAAGCGCAACCGAACGATGAACCGATTGGTGTTATATCGGGTACTGCAGCACTCGTGGCTAATGATAAAACATATCATCATAAAGATAGATATTTACAAAATGAGTACGGTATGACGTTGACTAAGCGTGTTCAAAGAGAGTTTGAAGATGTAGACGGTAACCCAGTGTTTGAATGGCGAGATGAACCAATCGAGAACCCTAACTATAATGAAGATTTACCTTACGTATCACGTTCTGAACGTCCGGAATGGAATACAGTAGGGTTAATTGGTCAAATATATACAAACGTCGAAAAAGACGTCATAGCAGGCGATTTAATCAATGGTAAAGCCGGAATTGGATATAAAGATAATGTGAACGGTAAAGGGCGTGTAATGGCCATTACAACGCCGTATAACGAAGAACGCGGTTTTGCGATTGCATTAGTATTGTGGGGTGTTAAATAATGGAATTAGAAAAAGTGGCTAAAATTGATTTAGAAGAAGAAGCGTATTTAAAACCGATATCGGATAGGGGTATCGGTTTTTATAATTTAGATAAAAATACAGCACAGTTCCAATTTAGGGTAACAAAAGATAATCTTCCATTGCTAATCAGTACAAACAATGTTAAAGGGTACGCCTTTTTCAAACAGATTACTGTAAAAAATGGCGATAGACCTTCCACGTCTGGCGTTTTAGATGTTGAATTCATCGACCCTATGACAGGTTTAATTGGTGTAACAGTGCCACCTTGGTTTTTAAAAAGTGTTACAAATTCAACGGTGTTAGGAGAGGTTTATCTATCGCTCAACGATTATAAAAATGAAGATAAAGACGATACAGTTGTTTTAGGTACTTTCCAATTTGAAGTGAAAGATAGTTTAGTTAATCAAATCAGTAGCGATGTCAAAGTGAGTTACATTCGCATGTTTGATGATTTGCGTGACGAATTAGAAAAGAAAGTAGAACAACTCAAAAAAGATATTGGCAGCACTCAAAGTTTGATAGATACAATCAAACAACTATCTACAAGCGCAACACAAGCTATTCAAAAAGCAAAAGATGATAGCATCAATTCAATCAATACAAATAAAACTGATGCTTTAAATAACATAGAAGAGCAAACAACGTTATCTTTAGCGCAAATTGATAGTAAAAAGAATGATGTGCAAAGTGGTTTTGAAATCGCTAAAACTGCGTTTCAAAATTCAGTTGATCAAAACACACAAACTTTTGATGCAAAGGTAACAGATGCTAATAACCTGATTGATAAAAAAGTGAACGACTTTCAAACGAACGGTGCTTTAACTAAAAGCGATGTAGATAACCTTATGGGTAGTTACGATTGGCAAAAGACTGCATTGACACAAGGAAATGGTGCAACAATACCTGTTTACGATTTAGATTTTGATAATCCTACGCAAATTACTAAATCTGGTTTTTATTACTTGTATAAACCTGTTAATGGTCCAGTAACTCTAAATGGTATGCTTATCGTAATTTACGCTAATGCAAATTATATGAAATTTATATACACTCCATACACTTCAAATGAGGTACACATCCGCACAAAATCAGGAGACTGGTTACCGTGGCAATCGATAAACGATTTTAAAGATACAGGTTGGATAAACTTACCTTTAGTTAATGGCGCGTATGCTAACACTGAATATACAGATAGAAATGGTTATCCTTGCTCGTACCGGATAGTGACTCAAAACGGTGTGACAACGAACCATTTACGTATCAACGCTAGCAACCTTTTTAGCGGTCAAATATTTGCAAGATTGCCACAAGATATGGTAAAAAACGCGCAATCATTCTCTGTTAGAACGCCAACAGGTAAACCGGGTTGTTTTTTAGTTATTAACCCCACTGGTGACGTCTTGTTTTATAAATCATCGGTTACCGGAGATTGGTCAGAAAAAGATTACATCTATACTCAAGTGAGTTGGATAAATTAGGAGTGATATTTTGAAAATAGTTTATTTGTGGAAAAATGGACAACCGGTCATTGTAACGACGAATGAAGAGGGCGAATTTGAGTACCCTTCTGAAAAATGGACGGAAACTAAACCAGACGACGGCATGTATACGCCAATTTACTTTGACGGTCAAAAATGGATAGGCCAGTCAAAAGAGGTTTTTGAAAAAAAATTGCCACCTGAACCGATTGACGATAAAGATGTTCTTATCTCTAATTTATCGGAGCAATTACTAAACACGCAATTAGAAATCGAAAACGTCAAAAAAGATATGGCTACCGTATTAGAATTATTGGTTGGAAAAGGAAGTGTTGATGATGTACAGAATAGTTGAACGATACTATAAAATGGGGTTATTCCCGTTAGAAAAAGTTAAGCAATCTGTTACAGTTAAATGGATAACAGTAGATGAATATAAAAAGATTACCGGTCAAGATTATGAGCCACTAGCTGAATAGCTGGTGGTTTTATTTTGGATAAAGTAGGTGTTATATGAAGAATAATATGAAAGATTTAACCTTAGCAGAAACCATAGCAGCAGTAATGGTTTTTAGTTATGGTTTTAGAGAGTTTTTAAGAGGTTTCTTTTGGTTCAAAGAACAAGATGACGTTTTAGATGATAGTTCTTTTTATCTAGCGTTACATCATATTATGCCTATTTGGAGTTGGGGGATTGTTGTGATGTTTGCAGGTTTAATCGTAATGATTTCATCAATATTCCTTGCATCAAGTGATCAAAACACTAAATTTAGCAAACTTATTACATTGGGTGGTTTTTTGTCAGCTATTCTTTATTTTTTGATGACCAGTGCAAGTATTTATCACTCAATCAACTGGCTAACCACTGTACATATGGGGCTAATGTCAGCAACAGGTTTTGTTGCGTCCTTTATTGGAGGTGCTGACTTATATGCCAGACGAAAATAAGTATGTACTACGTCATGAGTGGGTTAAATCAAATGGCGATATTTATGAAAAGATTAACGAAAATGATAAAAAGAACATCAAAGAAATCGGCGAATTAAAAACGAAAATTGAGACGCAAACCACTTTACAACGGCAAACCTACGAAGCTCAAAAAGAGACCAATTACAATATCAAAGATTTAACCAAAGTTATGACCAACGTAGGCAATGAAATGACTGATATTAAGTACAAAGTCATGTCTCATGATGAAAAAATAGAAACTATTCAAGGAACAATAGAAACAAAACAAAAAGGTAGTGTTCAAATCATTGTAGCGCTCATAGGTTTGGCCGGTACTTTAGTGGGCGCTGCCTTTGCGTTTGCACAAGTCTTTTTTTAAGTCGACTTTAACTAGTCGGCTTTTTATTTTGGAGGTGGATAAATGGGATTACCAGACCCTAGAAAACGGAAACCTACCGCATCAGAAGTTGCATCATGGGCGAGAAGTAGGATAGGTAAAAGATTAGATGTCGATGGATATTATGGCGCGCAATGTTGGGACTTGCCTAACTTCATTTTCAAAAGGTATTGGGGTTTTTTTACAACAGGGAACGCTATTGCTATGGCATGGTATCGCTATCCTAGAGGGTTTAAATTTTACAGAAATACAGCTAGTTTTGTACCCAAACCAGGCGATATGGCTGTATGGGGTACTGCTTCATTTAATAACGGTGTAGGTCATACAGCTGTGGTTGTAGGACCAAGTAACCGTAGTTATTTTACTAGCGTTGACCAAAATTGGCGAAATGCTAACGGCTATACAGGTTCTCCTGGCTCATTAGAAAAACATAGTTATTACGGTATCAGTGGGTTTGTTAGACCACCGTATCAAAAAGAAGTTAAAAAGAAACCTAAACCAACAACTAAGCCTACTAAACCTGTACCTAGTACATCGCCTACACCGGACAAGAATACCACTGAACAAACAAAACCAACAACAAAAAAAGTAAAAAAAGTTCAATACACTGATTTTCTATACTCTCTGGATAAAGATTTAGAATACAACGACCATTTAATCGTAGATGACGGCAATTTGATGACTAAGCCTAAAGGTATATACATCAAAGAGTGTCCTCATTTGCGCGATGTTGAAGAGTTGTATCTGCAACGTAATAGATTTGTCAGCAAAGATGAATATCCACATGTTTATATTGATCGTGAACAAATATGGACGCCTAGACCACCTGACACAGAGGCACCCTCACATCCAGGTTGGCTAGTGCTAGAAGTTTGTGGTGCGCAGACAGAAAGTAAACGTCAATTCATGCTAAACCAATTACAAGCACTTATATATGGTGTGTGGTTGATGAGTTGGTCAAAAATCAAATTATCAGAAAGTACAATTAAAGCAGACCCTAATATTTGGCGTTCAATGAAAGATTTAATCAATTACGACATGATAAAAAACGGCATTCCTGATGAAAGTAAGTACAAAGAAGTCGAAAGTAAGATTATTGAGATGTACCTCAAAAAAGACAACTTACTAAAAGAAAAAATAGTAACAACTACAAGCACAAAAATAATCAAAATTAAATCTGACAAAGAGGCTAAAACAACTAAACCGACAGTTACAACGCCGTCCACTTCTAAATCTAAAAAAACTACGCCACCAAAACAAACTAAAGCTAAGGTTACAGTAGAAAAGAGTGGGTTTACATTTACTCAAGCACTTAACTTACAGATGAGTAGAGGGTACCCACAAAAAAGTAATGGTTATAGTTGGTACTTCCCTAGCCGTTCAGCTGTTAGTGCAGCAATGAACCCTACATCTATATGGAATAGTTCATCACAACGTTACCAGATGCTTAATTTAGGTAAGTATCAAGGTATTAGCGTATCAAAATTGAACGTTATCTTAAAAGGACGTGGAACGTTATCAGGTCAAGGTAAAGCATTCGCAGACGGTTGTAAAAAATATAACATTAACGAGATATATTTAATCGCTCATGCGTTGCTGGAAAGTGGCAATGGTACAAGTAACTTTGCTAGTGGGCGTTATGGAATGTATAACTACTTTGGTATAGGTGCGTATGATAACAACCCTAACAATGCGATAGATTTTGCTAAAAATCGTGGCTGGACGACACCGGCAAAAGCGATTATCGGTGGCGCTAAATTCGTTAGACAAGATTACATTAACAAAGGACAAAATACATTATACCGTATGCGTTGGAACCCTAAAAACCCTGCTACACATCAATATGCAACAGACATTCGTTGGTGCGAACATCAAGCAAGCACAATATACAGTTATTACAAAAAAATAGGGTTAAAAGGACTTTATTTTATACAGGATAAATATAAGTAAGGCTATTCACTGACAGTGGGTAGCCTTTTAAAATTAAAAGAGGTGTATATATGTTACAAAAATTGACAGATGTATCTACAAATATCAATGTTAGCACGGCTGAGAACGGTTTTATTGGCGCTAATTTTTATACCGAAGATGACGGTAGTGCATACATTAGAATTACAATTAAAGATAATAACCAAGTTTTAGATTTTAATAAAACAGATATGTTACCTAGATTAGATCTATTCTGTTCAGACGGTTCAATTTTTACGAATGAGCCATTAGATATTTTGATACCTGACAAAGGTGTTATTCAATATAAGGTATCAGATAACGTTATTGCACATCCTGGTAGAATGGACGCCAAACTATTTTTAGCAAACAAAAGTGATAGTATCCACGTTGCTAACTTTTATTTCACAATTACAGATAGCGGTATGACTGGACCTATTGGAAAAGAAGTACATGTAGATTCATTACAAGAATTAGTTAAAAACGTAATGAAAGAAAATGCAGTTGGTTTGTTGGATGATAGTTTTAAATCTAAGTTAGAAAAAGACTTACAAACATACGTTACAGAAAACTCAAATTTATTTAGAGGCGAAAGAGGAGAACAAGGTGTTCAAGGTATTCAAGGACCACCGGGCAAAGTCGGCGAACAAGGTCCACAGGGTGTTCAAGGTGAAAAAGGTGAAGATGGCAAGGATGGAGTTAATGGACTAGACGGAAAAAATGGAATAGACGGTAAAGATGGCGTAGATGGTGCAAATGGAGAAAAAGGTGAAAAAGGAGAAAAAGGTGATCCTTTCACGTATGAAGATTTCACTCCAGAACAATTAGATAGTTTAAAAGGAGAATCACATCAATCTACATTTATCAATGCAGAAGATTTCGGTGCAAGTCCTAATGCTGACTGGAATACGAACAAAGAAGCTATACAAAAAGCAATTGATGAAGCTAACGCACTTGGGGGAGGTACTGTCTCATTAAGCCCGGGAGTTTATACTGTTAAAGGTTTAGAAATATCAAGTAATGTAACTATTAATGGTGATGGTGTTACCTTTAAAAGTCCTGATGGCGTAGCACCAGATATTATAAAATCAAGAAGTTATAACACTAAATCAACTGTTAATGACGATATGATGAGCTTAACTTTAGCTGATACTACTGGTCTTTTAAAAGGTGCAGTGATAGCTATTAGAGGTGCTGGTGGTGTACATTACAGTCAAAAGACAACTTTAACTGATGACATAGACGCAAAACAAACAACTGGAATTAAACTAAGTGATAGCTACGGTTTTATCAGTTCAGGTCACCTTTTTATTGAAAATGAAATCATATCTTATTCTGGTATTTCAAATAATGAATTAACAGGCGTAGTACGAGGCTTATTTGGTACAACATCAGTTGCACACACAAACGGTGTAACTGTTGGCACTGCAATGAGGTTTTATACTGAAGTTTCAGAAATTAATGGGAATACAGTTACCGTTACCGACAAAATACCTTTATCATTAACAGATACAGATGTTACTTACGGTGTTATTAATCCTAAAATCCAAAATATTAAATTTGATGGCAATAGAGTTAGAGGTGGAGCGCCTACTGAAGTCCATCCTATTAAATTTGAATTAACTAGATACGGATTGATAGAAAATGTTACTGTTCAAAACGGAGAATCAGGTATTATGGCACGTAATGGTAATTTTGATTTATTGATTCAAAACCCAGTATTTATTGATTGTTCTGTGGTAGAAAATTCATTCGGTTCAGGTGGTTGGTTATTTAGAGCAAACAGACGTTGTAAATATTCTAACGTTACAGCAATAGGTAAAATGTGGACTGGTGTGTATTTTGATGATAGAACATCCGTAGGTTTAGAGTGGGATGCTCCAAACTATGATTGTGTATTAGATGGTTTGTTTACACGACAAGATAGACTATATGACAACTTAGGTTTTGCTATGGTTGGAGGCGTTAGAAACGTTGCTAAAAACTGTAAGATTTCAGGGCCTCGTACAGGTTTCAGTTGTACATCTAACAGTCAAGGACAAAATTACGAAACATATAACGGAAAAGATAACATATTCCAAGATATTCAAATCGATAATGTTTATCAACCTAGCATCATAAAAGCACAACGTACTAAAATGTTTAATGTGACTTATGACGAAGATACTACTTCTTACAAAAAGTTTGTTGATAGTACGACAGACACACTTTATGTGTATTGTGGTGGTTATTCTTCTAAAATTTTATATGATGATGGCACATATAACACTCCTTCATATGCTTTTACTAAAGATCCAACAACAGGTTTTTACAGAATAGCAGACGGACAAATTCAATTTGTTTCCAAAGGCGTTGCTACTGTAAGAATGATTGCAAGCGGAATGATGCTAGCAGAAGGTAAAGATTTAAGTTTTGGGGCTAGTACGGGTTCAAGAATAGGTACAGCGCCAGTACAAAAAATAGGGTTTTATGGTGCAACACCTATTGCACAACCAGCAAAAATCGGCACAATAGCATCGAGTGCTACTCAAGAAGATGTAGTTAAACAACTAAATGCAGTTATAGTAGCACTTCGAGAACTTGGATTAGTAAGTAATATTTAATATTCTTAGCTGACCTTTTTAGGTCGGCTTTTTATTTTGAATAAGGAGTGGAAGAAATGGAACCTAAAGTAATAGCAAGATACGTAGTATTATTTTTAGCGTTGGTCAATCAATTTTTAGCAAACAAAGGTATATCTCCCATCCCTGTGGATGAAGAAACAATATCATCAATTATCTTAACAGGTGTGGCTTTATATACAACTTACAAAGATAACCCAACGACTAAAGAAGGTAAGTGGGCAAATCAAAAGTTAAAGAAATATAAAGCGGAAAAGAAATATCGCAAAGCAACAGGTCAAGCGCCTGTTAGAAACGAAGATATACAACCTACAAATTTAGATGAGTTAGGGTAGGTGATAGCTATGTTAATGACAAAAGCACAAGCTGAAAAATGGCTTGATAATTCGGAAGGAAAGCAATACAACCCAGATTTAAGTTATGGTTTTCAGTGCTTCGATTATGCAAACGCCTTTTTCATGGCTGTTACAGGCGAAAGATTATATGGTCTGTATGCTAAAAATATCCCGTTTGATAATGCGAACACGATTAAAAAGTACGGTAAATCAATCAAAAACTACGATAGTTTCTTACCCAAAAAATTAGATATTGTTGTATTCCCTGGTAAATACGGGAGTGGTGCCGGCCATGTTGCAATCGTAACAAGAGCAACACTCACACAGTTTGAATGTTTAGAACAGAATTGGCTAGGAGAAGGTTGGACTAATGGCGTAGTAAGTCCTGGTTGGGGTCCAGAAAAGGTTACAAGACGTTGGCATTACTATGATGACCCCATGTACTTTATCCGTTTAGATTTCCCTACAAAAATTAGTGCAGGTACCAAGGCAAAACAAATTATTAAAAGTAAACAAGCTAGTAAAAAAATAAAACCTAAAAAAATCATGATCGTGGCTGGTCATGGATATAATGATCCAGGTGCAGTTGGTAATGGCACAAATGAACGTGATTTCATTCGTAAAAACATCACACCACAAGTTGCTAAATACCTACGCCAAGCAGGCCATGAAGTAGCATTGTATGGTGGTAGCAAGCAATCACAAGATATGTATCAAGATACGGCTTATGGTGTTCGTGTAGGTAATAAAAAAGACTATGGTATGTATTGGGTTAACAAACAAAAATATGATTTAATTGCAGAGTTTCATCTTGACGCAGCAGGTTCAAGTGCAAGTGGTGGTCATGTAATTATATCTAGTGCCTTTAATGCAGATAGTATTGATAAAGGAATACAAGATGTGATTAAAAATAATTTAGGTCAAATTAGAGGTATTACTAAACGTAATGATCTACTCAATGCAAATGTGTCGGCAGAGATTAACATGAATTACCGATTAACTGAATTAGGTTTTATCACTAACACATCAGATATGAATTGGATAAAAAAGAATAGTGATAAATATTCAAAACTGATTGCGGGTGCTATTCATGGAAAGCCAATCGGTGGTGTGGTTGCAAGTAAACAAAAAGCTACTCACAAAACAGATGATGTTGTAGCAGTACCTAAAGGATATAAAAGAAATGATAAAGGCGTACCTTATAAAAAAGAAAAAGGGCGATATACTGTTTCTACCATTAAAGGCAATAATGTTAGAACCGCCCACAATACTAAAGCTACTATCACAGGTGTGTTAAAAAATGGCGAAAGCATTATTTATGACGGTGCATTTGCAGTTAATGGTTATCGTTGGATCACGTATTTAAACAATGATTTAAAACGACGTTATATTGCAACAGGTAAAATAGATAAAAAAGGAAATAGAATGAACAGTTACGGAAAGTTTACTAAGGTATAAATTTAACGAAAGCAATAACCTTGTTAAAGTTTATACATGCTAGTATAATACACTCAGATGACATTTCACTATTAGTTCGTAGGGATAAGCATAACGGTGCTTGTCCCTGTTTTTTTATGTTATAAAATATCGTACCTTTTTAAGTAGTTGTGCCCATTTTTAATTTTATAATCATAAATTTGTTGTTATTTTTACGTTTACATATTAATATGTAAATATATTAGGAGGAGATCTTTATGCAAAAAATTTTCAAAACAATAGCCACAGCATACATGATTTCTGGAGATATGAATGGATATTATGGTAAAAAAAGAAATGAATTACGTAAAAATAGCTTACAATCGAGAAGTGATATAAATCAATTAGAAAGTGATTGGTACGCTACAGGTGCAGATATGCAAAAAGCTTTAAACGCATATCCAAAAGTAAAGGAACTAAATCATGGATACTGATACAAAACAGTCTAACGATGCAGAAGTGTTAGAAAGAAAACTAGAGAATGCTAATAATAGTGATGAAAGACGCGAAATTATAGCACGTGAAATTTCTTTAACTAAAAGTGGACCTCTTCCAGACCCTGAGGATTTTAAAAAATATGAAGAAGTTTTACCAGGTTCAGCTAACAGGATTATGGAAATGGCTGAAAAGAACCAGCAGCATAGAATGAACTTAGAAATTGTGGAGCAAGAAAAGTACTACAAAAGTAATGATTCAATTACGACAAAAGGAATTAATTCAAGTACGATTATTTCCATCGCGGGGATTATAGGATCAGTAGTATTAGGTATATTTGGAAAAGAATGGGCAGCAGGCATTATTGGGACTTTATCTTTGGGAAACATAGTGGTAAGTATGATTAACGCTACAGTAAATAATATAAGAAGAAAAGAGGACTAGTAACCGTATCTTAATAGGTACGGTTATTTTTTTATGCGTAATGTTCGAAAAAAATACAAACCACGTTCTTATGAGCGTGGTTTTTTATGCGAGGGACTCGGGTCCCTAAAAAGTCCCTAAAAATTTGTATTATATGGTGTGTTATTAATAGGCAAAATAAAAAGAACCCCGTCGTTATGGGATTCTTAATTTCGAAAAGTGTTTAATTTTCGGTTAATAGCGTCCTGGGAGGGATACTATAAACCTTATAACGACGGTTTTCATGGGGTTTTGGGTCCCTAATGGGTCCCTAAAAATCACATTGCACTTATAATTTGTGTTGCTTTTTCATCTTCTTCTTTATATGTTTCTTCAAGTAAATGCGAATATACTTCTGTTGTTACCGATATATTTTTATGACCTAATCTTTTAGAAATGTAATATATCGATATACCTTTTGCTAATAAATATGAACAGTGAGTATGACGTAATGCATGTGAAGTTATTTCTTTGATACCTAGATTGTTACAATATACTTTCAATCGTTTGTTAACCGCATTGTTTGTAAGTTCTCCAAATATTGAACCATTAATTGTTCTAGGTAACTGATCAATTGATTTGATTATATGATTCATATCTTTTTGACTAATAGATACATAACGAGGGGACGAATCTGTTTTATGCTCATCAATATATATTTCGCTTTTAACTTGATTGATATATTCGCGTTTTAGATTCAAAGCACCACTTATACGACAACCAGTACAAATCATAATGAATAGTACAAGCGATGAAGCATTATCTTTAGTCATCAAATGCTGTTTTAATATTTCATAGTCTTTTAGATTGATATATTTACTATCTTCACTTTTATTTGGCTTACTAGCTCTATAACTCACTTTAAAAGTAGGGTTCTTTACTATAAGTCCTTCGTAAACTGCATCATCTAAAGATGTTCTAATATAGCCGTTTAGCTTTCTAATAGATTCTTTCGAATGATGTTTTGAAAACTCATTAATAAAATCTTGATAGTGGTACCTGGATAAGTCTTTCAGTTTCTTTTTGCCGATAGGATGATTGTTGATATGTTCAATTGCAGAGATATAGGACTTATATGTTTTAGGTGTCACTGTTGATTTTTTAAACGTTTCACACCAAGTTTTGAAATAGTCGTATAACGTTAAATTAGGTTCATATTCAATACCTTGTTTTAACTCATTTAACTTATCTAACCCTGCAGAATTAGCCTCACGTTTCGTTCTAAAACCTTTCTTTCGATATCTCTTACCCTCGTATTTAAACTCATATTGCCATTTTTTACCGTCATAACATCGTGTTTGCATGCTATCCCTCCTAAAAAAAGGTAAAAAAATAATAAGGGTACTAGGTACCCCGTAGATATTGTTTAGTTTCGAAAAATAAAGTATAATAAATTAAAATAAAACAAGGGGAGGAGATTTAATGGAACTTATTTTTGTTTTATTGAATATTATAACTAAAGTTTCTATGTTTGTAATTCTCCTATTACCTGTGTATATAATATCCTTTTATTTATTGAAATTTGTATTAAAATTTTTAGAATTCTATAATATTAATACAATAAAAGTTATAGCTTTATCTTTATCAATTATTATCATTTTAACTAATGTGAAATTTTTAGACGTCTATTGATCAGACGTCTTTTTATATTTATTAATATCAGGGACTTCAGCTTCGCCTTCCTTTTTTAATTTCATCATTTCTTCTTGATGTCTATTTTTTTCTTTTTGTTCTTTTAAATTTTGTTCTTTTAATTTTAAACGTTCTCCGATTATCCCATCACTTTTATAATGCCATTCCCCGATTTCAAAATCACCACCTAGTAAAATATTACTGATTACGCATAAGCCAATAATAAATTTAGCTCCAGAAACTCCCTTAGCCTCATATTCTTGTTTTCCTGGAGATTTAATGTAAATAGTGCTAGTTAAATTAGAAAGGTCGTAAAAATCATTGGTTATATACTCATTAGCTACCCAAGGAATGTTAGTTAAAGTTCTTATGTTTTCTGCTGATAAGTTGTTTTTCTTATTTATTTTTATGGAATAAACAATTTTTTCACCTTTTACATAAAAATCATGTAAAGATGAATCTATTTCGTTTGCGTAATCGTTTATGTCGGATATAGTATGATGACTTTGCAACATTTTAAATAATTTCAGATCTAAATTTCTTTTACTTATAGATTTAATAGTTTTAATTTTACGTCGTTTAATATAAGGACAGTTTCCTTCATCAATTTCTGTTTGTGTAATTTTTTGATTATATACATTGCCAATTATCTCACAAAACATAAGAACTTGAGAGCCTTCTGAAGGCAGTACAACGATATCACCAATTTTCATCTTATTATAAAACTTATCTATATTGTTTATAATTAAAGTTTGTTGCTTGTTTTCTGGATAATACTTATCTAATATGCGTAATGCAGATTCTTTATGAACATTTTGGCAATACTCTTTTTTATCAAGTTTATTCCATCCAATAGCTATAAATTCATCATTTGTAAATTCTTCGTACCAACTACCACCTTCAGTACGAAGCAACCAATATTTTCTATCTACAGGTATGTTGGGTATTTCTAAATTATGTGAAGAAAAAACTTCTAAAATTTCCTTGTTTAAATTTTCTTCCATTCTCTCAACCTCCTTTAATTAAAAATCTTCGTCTTCATCTACTTTACTTTCTATAATTTTAAGCACCTTTCTTACTTTATAAGATGTGATATCTTTAGGTAAAGAATAGGTGAAGTAATTATTCTTATTCGTTTTCACTTCGTAAACAATTTCATTTAATTTTATTTTGCAATTTAAAATTATCATCCATTGTCTCCTTAAAATAGATAAATTCAATACACCTCATATAATCTAAAAACTCTCAATGGCTCAAACGTAATAGCGTATTACCGTAGTATACGAGAGGGGAATACCCTAGGAAATTATAAATTTAACAGTTGTTTCTTTTTAGTCTCAAACTCGTCTTGAGTTATAGCACCGATATCTAATAATTCTTTTAACATTTTTATTTTTTTAAACGATTCTAAGTCGTCATTGGAAGGATTGTGTTCCGATTCTAATACATTTTGAGTACCTTTTTCTTTACCATCTATCTTTTTGTTTACATATTCAATAAAATCATCTAATTCATCATCGTTAATCCATTTGATAGAAACTTTATTTCCACTTGAATAAAAAGTAACTATATTACCCATTATTTTTTTACTTAATTCAAAAGTACTTATCTTATTGTAATGAAAAATTTCTGAATCATAGCCACTTAATCTTTTAGCACAAAAAATTATTCTTTCCTCAGTTGCTGCTAAAACGCCATTTTTAACTGTATCATTTCCTAATGATTTTGTTTCATAAGCGCCAAAAATAGCATGAGCTATTTCCTCATTCTCGTGTAAAAAAGAGTTTTTAATCAATTCTAAATTTTTCTTTTTGTTAGCCATAATGTTATTTCCTCCTATAAAATTACTTTTCCAATCAATCTAACACCTTCATTTTCATAAAAGTGTAAGTCACGATAATCTTTATTCAATGAAACAAGCGTCAATCTATCTTCCCCTACATGTACTTTCTTAACATATGCCTCACCGTTAATGATAAATACGCCGATTTGCCCGTTCTTAATATTATTAGATTTCTCCACAAAAATGATTTCTTTATCACTAAACATCGGTTCCATTGAGTCACCATTAACTTGTAATGCTATATCATGTGGAGGGACGTAACCTTTAACCGAAACCTTGAATTTAGGTTCATCAAAGATTTGTTCGCCAGTACCAGCAGAAACATAACCATTAACGTCAGTTAATGTTGTGTTTTCGTTTTTGTATGTATCTAGGTCGATTACGTTATCATCAGTAGAGTTTTGCAATTCTAATTGATGGTTAGCAAAATCTAAGACGTTGTGTTGGCGCGGAGGTGTGAGCTGATTGTACACAGTTGTGATGTCGTTGTCTTCTTTATAAGTAGTATCAATATCACTTTTAACAATCCCGAAGACATCAGCAATTTTTTGAATCACACCATGCGAAGGGTTAGAACGTAAATTTAAATAGTCACTTAATGTAGATGGTTTAATATCAATTAATTCTGCTAGTTGTTTTTGAGTCATTTCAGTTTCTTTTAAATACTTTCTTATATTATTAGCGATTATTTTGTTTCGTTCTTTATTCATAGGTTATTACCTCCTTATTTCGTATTATACGAATTTTTCATATCAAAGTAAAGTTTTTTACGAAAAAAACGTATTTTATGTTGACAGTACGAAAAATTCGTATTATATTAGGATTACCGAAAGGCGGTGAGCAAATGAAAACATTAAAAGAGTTGAGAACTGATTACGGATTAACTCAAGAGGAGTTGGGAGATTTATTTAAAGTCTCATCACGTACTATTCAAAATATGGAAAAAGATTCTACTAACATAAAAGATAGTCTGCTTTCTAAATATATGAACGCTTTTAATGTTAAATACGATGATATTTTTTTAGGTAACGAATACGAAAATTTCGTATTCATGAATGATAAAAAGAAATCAATCATTTTAGCATTTAAAGAAAAAGAACATCAAACAACTTAATAAGGAGGAAAATAAATGCAAGATTTACAAGTAGTAGAGCAAAACAATGAATTCTATGTAGACAGTAGAGAAGTAGCAGAAATGGTAGGAAAGCGACACGACCATTTAATCAGAGATATTAAAGGTTATATCGAAGTTTTAGAGGAGAACCCAAATTTGGGGACACGTCAATTTTTTGAAGAGAGTACTTACATTACAAATCAAAACAAAGTTCAACCTTGCTACCTACTCACAAAAAAAGGTTGCGACATGGTAGCAAACAAAATGACTGGTTCAAAAGGTGTATTATTCACAGCAATGTATGTAGAAGCATTCCATAAAATGGACGAACACATCAAGCAAGCGCAATTAAATGTACCACAGACACCAATGCAAGCACTTGAAATGATGTTTAATGTACAAAAAGACCAAGAACAGTTCAACCAAGAAATGAAACGTGAAATCACTGGTATTAGAAATATCGTTGGTATCGAAACTAAAAATTGGCGTAATGATACTAACAAAATGTTAGGTGCAATCGCTCAACACTTAGGTGGTGGAGAGAAACACCAAAAAGTAAGAACGGAAGCATACAAGTTATTAGAAGAAAAAGGACGCTGTAAGTTAGACCAACGTTTAAATAATCGTAAAGCTAAAATGCTTTCACAAGGTGCAACGAAGTCACAAATCAATAAAGTTTCAAAATTAGATGTGATTACAGACGAACCGAGATTGATTGAAATTTACATTTCAGTAATTAAGAATATGGCAATTAAATATGGCGTAGACGTAAGTCAGTTTGAAATATAAACAACACCAAACAACTTAAAGGAGGCATAATATGAACATTTTATACAAAACAACCCTCCTCATCACAATGGCAGTTGTGACGTGGAAGGTTGTAAAGATGGAGAGTTATTTAAAGCCTAAGAAAACAAATCTGGAATTTCTTTAGAAACTTTATCCAAATTTTGTTTTAGCTCGTAATAGTATTTTGCGTAATCATTGACTAAATCAATTTTTGGATTTGGATTTTCCATTAATTCGATCTCAGCTTCAATTTTAACTCTCATCAAAGCTAAATCATGAGCGCGTTGCTCAATAGATAATTCAGACATAGTTATCCACCTCCTTAGGTTGATAACCAAATTATACACGAAAGGGGTAACTAAGATGACGCAAACTTTAAACGTAACCGTCCCAATACCAGACACACACGTATTGGTCGCTAAAGATGAATACGAAGAACTATTAAGCTACTCACTAGATCCCGTTTGGGACTTAAAAGAATTGAAAAAGAAACTCAAAATGTCATCTGACGACACTATTAAAGATAGATTATTATTCAATCCAAAATTCGAAAAGTTACTTAAACAACAAGGTATCGCACATTATCCAGATGAAAGTTTAAATCGTTGGAGATTCAACGCAAGAAAGATGAATAAATTTATCGAAGAACATTTTGAAGAAATTCACAAGGGGATGAAGAAATGACGAATGACGATAAAACGTTTGTACTAACAGGTTTTATGTTTATTGCAGTGTTCTTTCTATTATTAATCGCATTAAATGTGTTTATCACTAATGCAGCTGCAATTGCATTATTAGCATCAATGCTAACGTATCTGTTTTTCGACAAATTATTTTACGCACAAAAAAAGACTGATACCCACGCCAATGAGTAACAGTCGGAATTTAACCAAAATATACAACTTAATTTAATCAAAATATACGGAGGTCGTCAAGTTGAAACACAAATTATTAAAAATCGCTAATGACTTAAACACATTAAGTATTCACAGTAAAGAGAATGTTAGATGCGATTTCGGAACAAGCTCTTTTGAAGATGAAGTATATCTGTTCTTCTATCACTACTCAGATGAGTATGACGCAGAAGTTAAGAGTATTTTGTTTGCTGAATTTCATACATCAGAAAAACTTCGTGACAAATTCGAACTAGCTAAAAAAGTGATTAAAGGGAAGTGCTTGATTAATGAATAAATTACAAGAACAAGAAATCGAAACAATTGAACAAGATGAACGTTTTAAAGTAACAGATTTAGAAAGTGCTAATTGGGTGTTCAAAAAGCTAGATGCAATCAATTCTAAAGAAGAAGAAATAAATGATCTAGCTGATAAAGAAATTGAACGTATTAAATCATGGAAAGATAAAGAAACTGAAAAACTACAAAGCAGCAAAGAATATCTTGAAAGTTTAGTTGTAGAGTATTTCAAAGTCGAAAAAGAAAAAGATAATCGTTTCAAGTTAAACACACCATATGGAAAAGTGACTTCACGAAAAGGCTCTAAAGTTATTCAAGTTAGTAATGAACAAGATGTTATTAATCAACTTGAACAAAGAGGTTTCAATGACTATGTAAGAGTGAGTAAAAAATTAAGTCAGTCAGACATCAAAAAAGATTTCAACGTAGCGGAAGATGGAACGTTAATTGATGCTAATGGTGAAATTTTAGATGGTGCAAGCATTGTAGAGAAACCAACATCTTACACAGTAAAGGTGGGAGATTAAATGAGTGAAGAAAAACAAGAAGCTCAAGAAAAAGTAAGCATACTCAAAAAGTTAAAGATAAACAACATTGCTGAGAAGAACAAAAGAAAATTCTATAAGTTTGCAGTTTACGGAAAAATCGGCTCAGGTAAAACAACGTTTGCTACAAGAGATAAGGACGCTTTCGTCATTGATATTAATGAAGGTGGAACAACAGTCGCTGATGAAGGATCAGATGTAGAAATCGAGAATTATCAACACTTTGTTTATGTAGTGAATTACCTACCTCAAATCTTACAAGAGATGAGAGAAAACGGACAAGAAATTAATGTTGTAGTTATTGAAACTATTCAAAAATTAAGAGATATGACATTGAATGATGTGATGAAAAACAAATCTAAAAAGCCAACATTCAATGATTGGGGAGAAGTTGCTGAACGAATTGTCAGCATGTACAGATTAATAGGAAGACTTCAAGAAGAATACCAATTCCATTTTGTTATTACAGGTCATGAAGGTATCAACAAAGATAAAGATGATGAGGGCAGCACTATCAACCCTACTATCACTATTGAAGCACAAGAACAAATTAAAAAAGCTATCACTTCTCAAAGTGATGTATTAGCTAGGGCAACGATTGAAGAATTCGATGATAACGGAGAAAAGAAAGCTAGATATATTTTGAACGCTGAGCCTTCTAATACATTCGAAACCAAGATTAGACATTCTCCTTCAATCACAATTAACGATAAGAAATTTGTGAACCCAAGTATCAGTCAAGTAGTAGAAGTAATTAGAAACGGAAACTAAAAATTAATTAAAAGGACGGTAATCAAATATGAACTTCAATTTAAACTTACAAAATGCTCAAAAATTAGGTAACTATATGCAACCAGGTCAATACAGTGTGAAAGTAAAAAACTTCGAAAGTAAAAATTCTAAAAATGGTCACCCTCAATTTGTTATTACATTCACTCACAAAGAAGAAGGAGACTTCACTCATTACGCTAACGCTGATATGGAAAATGAGTTTGCTAGAAATTGGATCTACACATTCTTAGATGACTTAGGTGTTCAAAGTGATAACGGAATGTTCAATTTCACAGAAAGAGATGTTATTGGCAAACCTATCAATATTGAATTAGAACGTAAATACAATGACTACACAGATAAATGGAACACTTCTTTAAAACGTGTTTGGAAATTTGATGGCACACCAGTATTTGAAAAATATGAAATTAAAGATAATCAAAAGAATAATAATAATGAGCAACAAACAAGTAAATCTAGTTTGAACAGTCCAAACAATCCATTCACAAACGCTAATGGTCCAATTGATATTGATGATAAAGATCTTCCGTTCTAATCGGAGTGATTTAAGTGCAGCAAATTATTAAGTATCAACAAAATAGCAAAGGTTTATACGATGTGGTTATTACTAATGTTGAAATACCTGAACAAGCTATTGATTTATTGGACTTAGGCAAACCTATTGATGTTGATTGTTCAGTGATAGATCCAAATTCTATCACTGGCAAACAACGTAGGTTGATATTCGCATTATGTAACGATATAGAAGCACATACAGGACAACCTAGAGATTATATGAGGCAAATGTTCCAAGATTATGTGATGTTCTTACATGGGTATGAACAGCGAATTTCATTAGCCGATTGTACAAGAACGATTGCCAAACAAATTATAGATGTAATGTTCGAATGGATATTCACTAATGGAATACCACTAAATTACAAAACAAGCGAAATGATGAAAGAAGATAAAAATTATCTTTATTGGGCAACTATCACTAGACATTGTGTCATATGTGGCAAACCTAATTCAGACCTAGCACACCTAGAAGCAGTAGGTAGAGGGATGAACAGAAATAAGATGAATCACTATGATAAACATGTTTTAGCATTATGTCGTAAACATCATACGACGCAGCATCAAATGGGGATAAAAAGTTTTAATAATTACTATCAGTTACAAAACAGTTGGATAAAAGTTGATGACAGACTCAATGCCATGTTGAAAGGAGTTAAACAATGAAATCAAGAATGATCACGTATGAAGATAGAATGCACATTGCTCGTAGAATTAACACGCTAAGACTTGATGCTGAACTATCACAAATTGAATTCGGAAAACGTGTAGGTGTAGGGAGACTTGCTGTAACACGTTGGGAAAATAGAGCGCAACTACCAAAAATGGAAGCCATTAGAAAGTTAGCTAAAGAATTTAATACAACGCCTGAATGGATATTGTACGGGGAGTGATAAAACATGAGCAATCTACTAATTGACGATTATCCAATACTCGTACTACCTAGTTTAGCTACTGAAATAGGCTTGAATGAAGCAATTGTATTACAGCAAATGCACTACTGGTTAAAGAAAAGTAACCATAACTACGATGGTAGACGCTGGATATACAACTCATTTCCTGAATGGCAAAAGCACTTTCCTTTTTGGTCGGTAATAACAATCAAGCGTACTGTATACAGTTTAGAAAAACAAAATCTACTTTACGTAGGTAATTATAATAAAGCGAAATTCGACAAAACGAAGTGGTACAGCATTAATTATGAAACTTTGGAAGGTATGAGACGACCATCGTATCAAAATGATACGACGAGTGTATCAAAAAGATACGATGGAGCGTATCAAAATGATACGACCAATACCAGAGACTACACAGAGATTACAACAGAGACTACTAACAATAATATATTGTCTCCTTCGTCGACTGCATATCCTTACAAAGACGTGATTGATTACCTTAATAAAAAAACTGGTAAGCACTACAAATCAACGACTAAGAAAAATCAAACAGTCATACGTGCTAGAACAGATGAAGGTTTTACATTAGATGACTTCAAACAAGTTATTAACAACAAGGTAATTGAGTGGAAAGGTACAGACATGGAAAAGTATCTACGACCTGAAACATTATTCGGAACTAAATTTGAAGGATATCTCAATCAAGAAACACAACCTAGTGGCATGGATCAACTAAATAGAATGAAGTATGACGAAAGTTATTGGGACTAGGAGTGATAGTACATGCAATCATTAGGAAGTTTAGCAAGGAATATCAAGCCTAATCAAAATATTGTAGAAGAAGAACATAATCTTAAATGTGAAAGATGTGGTAATACCTACGACTATTACAAATTCAGTAACGGAAAAGAGTTTAGACATGGTTGTGATTGCTCGATGATTGCTGCTGGTAAAGAAGCTGAACAACAGAGAAAGCAAAAGTATCTAAATCGCATCTTTAACCAATCTAATGTGAATGCGTCTTTACGTGATGCAACAGTTAAAAGTTACCAACCGCAAAATGAACATCAAATACAAGCGAAGAATACAGCTATTGAGTACGTTAAAACATTCTCGTTGGATAAACCTAAGTCATTAATACTACAAGGCTCATATGGTACTGGAAAAAGCCACCTAGCGTATGCCATAGCAAAGGCAATTAAGAAACAAGGGTATTCGGTAGCATTCATGCATATTCCAATGTTAATGGAGCGTATTAAAGCAACATACAATCGCAACGCTACTGAAACGACAGATGAACTCGTACAGCTATTAAGCAGCATAGATTTACTTGTACTTGATGATGTAGGTGTAGAAAACACTGAACACACATTAAACAAACTATTTTCAATTGTAGATAACAGAGTAGGTAAGAATAACATCTTTACTACTAACTTTAGTGACAAAGAATTAAATCAAAATATGAACTGGCAACGGATCAATTCACGTATGAAACAAAACGCGAGAACGGTGAGAGTGCTAGGAGATGATTTCAGAGGACGTGACGCATGGTGACGATAGACGACATCAAACTTAATCTTGAGTGTTCAGATGTGTATGCTCAGAAACTCATAGAATACGCACAGGGCGACCAAGACAAGTTGGAGGATATATACTTCCAGAAACTTGCAGAACGTCATGTGAGGAAGGCTGTGGTTGAATATGGGACTTAGAGAAAATCAACCTAACGCATATAGCCTATACGAAAGCGATGGTTGGGAAATGCTTAGGGTTCTACCTAGAGATGACGGTACTTTCTATCTTGCTAATAAAGGTGGAATGAGTGATAAGCATTTTAAAGCATCTGTGACTAAAGATGAGTTAGCAAAGATGAAACGCAAGCATAAATTATTTAGAAAAGAAGAATTACAACAGCAAACAACAATAGAGGAATTCTTGTTCTAGGAGTGACAACGTGCAGATAGAAATTAACTTTAACGAAACGTATGAGGCACCTATTGGCTCGCCTCGTCCACGTTTCAGAAATACAGGTAGATTTGTTCAAACGTACATGCCAACGTCTTATACAAAGCATAAGGACTTCATAAGAGAGCAGATGCCAAACGCATTACTCGATGGAAAATTGAAAGTGACATTATCGTTTTACTTCAAGGCACCAAAAAGCTGGAGTAATCGTAAAAAGTTATTAGCAATTGGACAGTACAAACGTACTAAACCAGATATAGATAACTTAATCAAAACTGTGTTAGATGCAGCGAACGATCACCTATGGAAAGACGATAATCAAATCGTTGAGATACACAGTTTTAAGCAATATGCAGAGGAACCGAAAATTATTTTAGAAGTGGAGGAAGTATAATGCATGAGGAAACTTTAAAACTCACATTCGATCTAACCGTCGAAGTAGAACAACCTATTTGGATAAACAAGCACGCAGATAGAGAAAACTATATCGAACATTACGCTAATAGATATAAAAATGATCCTGACAATTTACTAGATAATATCAAAAACATTACTGACGTTAGTGTCAGTTACGCAGATTGGAAGTGACACCATGATAAAAGTGAATTTAAACGGTAAACGTTACAGATTGTGTGATGTGTACAAATATTTTGATGTATCAGATAGTACGGTTCGTAAGAGATATGACGAAGGCTTGCGTGGTCCAGAATTAATACATGGTAAAGGAGTATATGAATATGGTGCAGACGTACGAAAGAAATGAAAAGCAATTAACAGCTAAGCAGTTGTATGAGATACAGCAGGCAGAACTTAGACACGAAAGAGCGTTGAAACGTAAACGTAGAGAAGAACGTATTGCTAGGGCTAAACGTGCAGAACGTGAGGTTGCTAGGCACAGAGTGAGTAGTAAGTGGTTCAGATACTTATCGGAGAATGACATATTTCCAAAGGTAAGGGGATAGGTGAATGGAGAACGTGAGAATAATTGATTTGAAAGTAGATAATATTGTTCAGTTCCAACCAGATTTTAAAAATATTAAAGCAATGCAAACCGCAATTGTTAATCGTGTGTACGAAGAAGACAAAGGACTAAAGACATTTTGGAAAGCAGAAGTAGAAAATCAAGCTGGCTATAAATTTACACTTACTGACAATGACGACTTTGTGAGAGTGGAAGAACCATTTACTCGTAAGATTAAATACTCAGGAGATACAGAAATGGAAATAGATGTAGTAGATAAAATTACAGGCGCAAAATTTACAACAGACGTAAAAGAACAAGAAGTTGATATTCCTAGTAACACTTCTTTTTATAAAGAAGAACAAGACAGCAACATCCCCAATCATTATAAAGGTAGTGAAAATATAGATGTTATCGATTTCTTGTATCAACAATTACCATTTGAACAGTTCAAAGGATTTATGAAAGGTAACATGATTAAATATCCAGTTCGTGCAGGTCGAAAAGATGATGAACTAGCAGATATTAAAAAAGCTAGAGATTATGCAGATAGATTAATCGAAAAAATGGAGGACAAACAATGATCTATTTAGGCGGAGATATGTTGAGTATAGGACAACAAATGCGTCGTGAATGGGAGAAACAAGAGTTACAACGATTAGGCTTTAAAGTTTACGCACCACACGACGATAAGGACATAAACGATAAAGGAAATGCTAACCAAGATAAACTAGCAGAACGTATTGTGTTCAATGACACATTAGGCATGGAAACAAGCGATGTAATGATATTCGATTACTTACCTCATGCACAAGGTACAATTTGCGAAATGGGGTATGCACAGCACCTCAAAAGAGCAAGTGAGAAGGATATTAAGATTTATGTTCAATGTACTGACATTAGACAAGGGACAGGACATATTTCAGACGAGCAAGACCGAGCAGAGTTCAGTATCAATCAATATGTGTATGGCGTAATTATGGATGTCACTGACGGTAGAGGTATTCAAACGTTTGATGAGATATGTGAGGAGTTAGTCTCATGATACTTAGCGATACAATCAACCAACGCTATCGCTACAACACTAAAGCCAAAACACCTACACAGATACAACAGGAGTTACGTAAGCTAGGTGTCAACGGCTTTGTGGTTAAGGTAGCAGGAAGCAGAGTGACGATGAAAGTTAGTGAGTGTGACATAAAAAGGAACAGGGAGTGTGTAAGGAATGGCAAAGATTAAACGTAAGGTAGAGATGACGTTGCCAGAGTTGATTGAATGGGCGTGGGAGAACGAAGTTAGTGACAAGGCTTTTTATAGCAATCTTGATGGTGGTTCTGTGTATTTCGATAAAATTCAAAATTTGTCGATAGAGCATGAAATTGCTATAAATGAAACTTTCACAGTCGAAATTGAAAAAGAAATCGACGAGGATACAGTTTTGCCTATGTTCATTGAAATTTTTACAGGTGTCGATGACGAAATTTTTATAGATTATCACGAGAATGAAAACATCAAGGAAGTACTTGAAATTAACTCTAGTCGCGCAAAAACTAAAACATTTAATTTAATTAATAACGACGGCACAATGACTTTAATTTGGAAGGACGGTGCTATGGTGGAATGACAGTAACATTATCACAAAAAAGTTATGACGCATTGCTTGATGACCTTGAGAAATTGCGTGAGCGTAATGCAGAGTTAGAAAGAAAATTAGATAAAGAAATTAAGTTGAGTTATGAAATAGAAAAGAATTTATATGATACGTCTAAAGAGCATGACGAACTCATCAATGATATGGCAGAAACGAAAAGAAAGGCAGAGGCGTTTGATGAGATAGATGATTTAATCGTTAACGGGACATTAAAAGATAGAGAGCCAAATGCAATATTTCAAAACATCTGTCATGTAATTATAAATTTAAAGGAGCGTGGTAGTGATGAGTGAACAAACTATACTCCTTGATGAAAATGACTTACTCAGTTTATTAAATGGTGGCAGTTTTCATACATTGGTCGGTAACCAAAAAGTAGTTATTAAGCAGTCGTTACTTAAACCAGCATTAGCACCTATGTTGAATTACCGATATCAAATAGTTGATACAAAAACAGAACGTGAACGTTTATCAAGAATGGTATCACATTCAATTAATTCAAATATTGGAGGAACAATAAATGAAAAACGTAATTAAATTTGTAGGTAAATCAATAATTAGAACAGTAGTCACTAGAATAGTTAAGGACTTAATTGCAGCATATAAATTTACAGAGTATGCAAAAAGAGAACAATCAAAAGAAGAACAAGCTTTTTTCAGAGCGTGTAACAGAATAGGAATGTCTGATATTCAAATATATCGTTTATCACAAATTATGGAAGAAGAAACGGAGAGAAAATAATGTCAATTTTACCAATTAAATTATTATCAGAAAATGCAATCTTGCCAACGAGAGCAAATCCAACAGATAGTGGATTAGATTTATATGTCGCAGAAGATACAACAATTCCAGCACATAGTACAGTCGTAGTACCAACACACATTGCAATTGATTTAGCATATGGATATGAGGCGCAAGTGAGACCACGTTCAGGTAATTCACTTAAAACTAAGTTACGTGTAGCGTTAGGTACAATCGATCACACTTATAACAAAGAAATTGGAATTATCACAGACAATATCGGTGATGAGGCAATCGTAGTTAAAGCAGGTACACGTTTAGCACAATTAGTCATTGCGCCAGTAATGTTACCAGAGCCAACGGAGGTGCAAGAGTTTGATGAAGAATCAGAACGTGGAGCATACGGAAGCACAGGGGAGTAAAGACATATTAGAAAAAGTGAAAGAGGTGCTGGGGAAGTGAGAGCTACATTCTGCGGTTTAATAGGAATGTTCATAATTTCATTATTATTTCAATTAGTAGGTACAGAAGTAAAAGATGAGTGGGATTATGGTTTCTTATTTTTAGTGTTTACGATATGTGCTATATCTCAATTAATTAAACAAGTTAAGGAGTGAGTGGGAATGGAAGATAATCAAAATGACAAGAAATATATTATTGAAATAAAGAGTGGCTTGTATGTATCAACAAATGCATTTGGAAATGTATATAGTTTCACTAAAAACATAGAAAAAGCTATTAAAACTTCTTATTTAGATAGTGCTATGGATATTGCAGAACGCTGCTATGGTACTGTCAAAGAATACAGAATGAAACATGAGATTTTAGAGGTTGTAGAATAATGCAATTCCTAATCAGAGGATTCAAAGATAGCACAGGTTATGTGCATGTCAATGTAGAACAACCTAGAGAGAATGAACGTATGACGTTGGTAGAGGCAGAGGATAAGGAAGAAGCGAAAGAGAAAGTGAGTGAACAGAATGATTAAACGCATATTAAAGATTTGGTTTACTATCGCTATGTATGAGTTAGGTAAGTATGTGACTAATGTAGTTATCGATTACTACAAATATAAGCAAGATGAGGTGGATCAGGCGCCTAAAGATTTTAATGAGTATGATCATATCCATTTGAATGATGAGGTGAGTAAGTAGATGGAATGGCCACTATTAATTGCGGTAGCGATTTTGTCTATAATGTGGGCAATATCAACGTATAAATGGGTAAGGGCAGAACAGAAATTTAAAGAGTTAAAACAGAAAAAGCTTTTGGATAAAGAGCGTATAGAGTTAGAACAACGTATAAGTTATCTAGAGAACAAAAAAACGCAAAAGGTGATTAATATGGGGAAATATATAGTTGAAGTTAATAAAGGTATATATCTAGTCGCATTAGAAAGTGATGCTTACAAACATTGGAAAGAGCATGGAACGTTAATTAATTTCGGAAGTTTTCGATTTACGAAAGATGCATTTAAGGCTACTACTTATAGAGATTTAGCAGTCGCTAAACAAAACGCAAAGTCTTGTGGCGGACGCGTATTACAACACAAACCTAATTTAGAGGTGGTTGAATGACTTGGTGGATAGTATTAATACCCATTGTGTACCTAGTATGGATATGTATAAAGAGTAAGGGGGAGCATTAGATTAATGTATTCTAAAGAAGCAATACTAAACATGATTGATAACTACCAAATGACGTGTAAATATCTAGTTACTGTTATACCAGAATGTGATAGTAATTCGATTGCTCAATATGGCATACAAGCGACGTTACCTAAACCACAGGGGCAAAACGGTAGTAAGGTAGAGAACGCTGTTATACGTCGTGAGAGAATGAGTAAGCGTCATGCTCAAATGTTAGAAGAGGTAGAGTTTATTAATCAATCGCAGCAAAAATTAGGTCATGTCGATTTCATATTCTTAAGCCACTTAAAAAAAGGCAGACGCAGAGATGAAATAATAAAAGATATGCCAAACTCTCGATTAAATAGAACTAACTTTTTAGCACGTAAGGATGACTTAGCAGAAAAAATATATTTGTTACAGTGACAAAAATGACATAAATGACAAAAATGACGAAAATGACTGAAATGACACTATTTTGAAAGAGTAAAATTATTTTATATAATTGTTGTGTAAGAACTATCCACACGAACCCTCGTTTTGAGGTAGCTGGTTAGTTCTCAATGAAAGTGATTAAGTTTGGTAATGGTCGTATTGGCCAGCCACTGATTGCTTGAGTGCCTATCCGTTGGGTAGGTGCTTTTTCTCCTTTCTGGATAAACTTGATTTTGCATTATTAATTACCTCCCATATGTGACTATTCGAGAGTAACTCGGGTAGTCTTTTTTTATTACAAATTTAAAGAGTATTTAACGTAAAGGCGTGTGATATATGACATGACAAACATGCAAAACAATGCAACATTCGGGGCATATTTAGAATTAACAAAAAAACAACAAGAATATATACGTCTCAAGAACGAAACGAATTTAAACGAAGGCGAGATTGCGTCAGAAATTGACGTTAACCGTTCAACTATATCTCGTTGGAAGAATAATGAAAAATTTAGAGAAGGGTTCAAAGGGTATCAAGTAGAACATTTATCTAACCAAGTACCTAAAGCTTTGCAAACAATGATTGATTTGCTTAACGCTAAGAGTGAGTTGGTTAGGTTCCAAGCGTCTAAAGATATATTAGATCGTACAGGTTACAACCCGGTTGAACGCCAACAAATCGAAACGAATGCGACGGTACAATTCAATGACGACATTACTTAACTTATCCCAACTGATACCTAAGCACTTCCACGATTTATGGCGAGCAACTAAGAACCTTGACATACTCAACGTAGTGGCGAAAGGTGGACGTGGTAGTGGTAAGTCATCTGATATATCCATCATCATTACTCAACTGATTATGCGTTATCCAATGAATGCCGTAGTTGTGCGTAAAACAGATAACACGTTAGCAACGTCTGTATTTGAACAGATAAAATGGGCGATTGAAGAACAGAAAGTATCTCACTTATTCAAAGTTAAAGTATCGCCAATGGAAATCACATTCATACCAAGGGGGAACAGAATTATCTTCAGAGGGGCGCAGAACCCTGAACGATTAAAGTCGTTAAAAGATAGTCGGTTCCCTTTTTCTATTATGTGGATAGAAGAATTGGGCGAATTTAAAACAGAAGATGAAGTGACTACTATTACCAACTCAATGTTACGTGGAGAGTTAGACGAAGGCTTATTCTACAAATTCTATTTCTCGTATAACCCGGCAAAGCGTAAACAACACTGGGCAAACAAGAAATATGAAACGTCATTCCAACCAGATAATACGTTTGTACATCACTCAACTTACTTGAATAACCCTTTTATATCTAAACAGTTTATACAAGAGGCAGAGAGTGCTAAACAACGTAATGAATTAAGGTATCGTTGGGAATATCTGGGAGAAGCAATTGGTAGCGGTGTTGTACCGTTCAACAATCTGCGTATTGAGAAGATACCAGACGACTTATATAACTCATTCGATAATATCCGTAACGCAGTTGACTTTGGTTATGCTACTGACCCTTTAGCTTTTGTACGTTGGCATTATGATAAAAAGAAACGTATTATCTACGCAGTTGATGAACACTATGGCGTGCAAATAAGCAATAGGGAGTTTGGTAATTGGTTGAAGAAGAAAGGTTATCAATCTGATGAGATATACGCAGATAGTGCAGAACCTAAATCTATTGCAGAGTTAAAGCAAGAACATGGCATCAGACGTATTAAAGGTGTTAAGAAAGGTCCGGATAGTGTGGAACATGGGGAACAATGGCTTGATGATTTAGACGCTATTGTGATTGATCCAACACGTACGCCTAATATAGCAAGAGAATTTGAAAATATTGATTACGAAACAGACAAAGACGGTAACGTCAAACCAAGATTAGAAGATAAAGACAACCATACGATTGATGCTACACGTTACGCATTAGAACGTGATATGCGTCAAAACCATGTGAATATATTAAGGTAGGTGATTGTTATTCGTTGGCCATGGGAAAAACCGTATTACGAAGAAATAACAGAACAGTTAGCGCCTAAAGTTGAAACGCAGGAAGAGATGATTGTGCGATTAGTACAAAATCATCAGAAAGACATTGAGCGTATATCAACAGGACAACGCTATTACGATAAAGATAATGACATTTACAGACAAAAGTATAAATACGATTTAGACGGCAATCTTGACACAGATAAACCAGATTGGCGTATTACTACTAACTATCATCAAAATTTAGTTGACCAAAAAGTAGCATATCTTGTCACAAACCCGGTTAGTTACTCATGCGAGAACGAAAAGGTACTAGATACGATACATCAGGTGCTAGATAATCGTTGGGATAATGAGTTAATTGATGTACTCACTGCTGCAAGTAACAAAGGTGTTGAGTGGGTCCAACCATATATCGACGAGAACGGCGATTTTAAGCTGTTTAGAGTACCTGCCGAACAATCTATACCAATTTGGACTGATAGCAAGAGGGATACACTACAAGCTTTTATACGTGTGTTTAAATTAAATGATGAAACTAAAGTAGAGTATTGGACCGATACTGATGTTACATACTATGTGTATGAGAATGGGTCATTAATCAATGATTATTATTATGGCGAGAACAACAAGCAAACGCACTTCTCAACTGGCAGTTGGGGGCGCGTGCCATTTATTCCATTCAAAAACAACTCAGAAGAGGTATCTGATATTTGGCAATACAAAACGATTATTGATGCTATCGATAAACGTTTATCTGATACGCAAAATATGTTTGATGAAAGTGCGGAGTTGATTTATATCTTGCGTGGCTATGAAGGCGAAGACCTCAAAGAGTTTATGCAAGGCTTAAAATACTACAAAGCAATCAATGTAGATAGCGAAGGTGGTGTTGAAACGATACAAGTTGAGGTGCCAGTCGCTAGTACAAAAGAATATCTTGATATGATGCGTCAGAATATTATGGAGTTTGGCCAGGGTGTCGACTTTCAAACAGACAAATTTGGTGCTGCGCCTAGTGGTATTGCACTCAAGTTTTTATACGGTAATTTAGATTTGAAAGCAAACAAGCTAAAGAATAAAGCTACTGTTGCTATTCAGGAGTTGATTGAGTTTATCGTCGATTTTTACAAATTGAAGATAGATCCGAAAGACATCGAAATTACGTTTAGTCTTAACAGAATGATGAACGATTTAGAAAGCTCTCAAATTGCCGTACAATCGACTGGCATATTGTCTAAAGAAACGATTGTTAAGCACCACCCGTGGGTAGATGATCCAACAGCTGAATTGGAACGCATTGACCAAGAGCAAATGGAATATAACCGACAGTTGCCAGATATCGATGACGGAGGTGCTGTGAATGGCGAGCAAGAACAACCAGAACAAAAGCAATCCGAAGATAAACAACCAGAATGACATTGATAACTATATCGACCAACTAATCAAACGAGCAGAAAGCGAATTAGAAATACTATTCTCACGTAGATTAAAACAAATACAACAAGAAATAGCAGATATGTTTGAAAAGTATCAATCAGACGACGTACATGTTACGTGGACTGAATTTAATAAGTACAACAGGCTCAATAAAGAACTTATCAGAATAGGCGAGATGTTGACGGAAGATTACAGAGAAGTTGCTAAAACTATCCGTCAGACGCAACAAAACGCTTATATTGAAAAGTTTTTGATGAGCCTTTATTTGTATGAAATGGCAAGTCAAACGTCTATGCAGTTTGATGTACCTACTGCGTCTGTAATTACTAAGGCAATTGAACAACCGATTAAGTATATCGAGTTAACCGGAACACTCAAAAAACATCGTTCTAACGTACTTAAAAAAATACGTATAGAAATCACTAAAGGTATTGTAAACGGTAAAGGTTATACACATATAGCAAAAGCGTTACGTGATGATTTGGGCATGTCTAAGGCGCAAGCTCAACGTGTGGCACGTACAGAGGCAGGTAGAGCAATGTCACAAGCTGGTTTGGATAGTGCAAAAGTAGCTAAAGATAATGGTTTAAGTGGAATGAAAAAACGTTGGTTAGCTACTAAAGATAATAGGACACGTGACACACATCGACATTTAGACGGAAAAGCGATTGATATCGATGATAACTTCCATTCATCTGGTTGCGTCGGACAAGCGCCTAAATTGTTTGTAGGTGATGCTAGTGCCAAAGAGAATATCAATTGTCGATGTAAATTATTATATTACTTCGATGAAGATGAGTTGCCTACAGTCATGAGAACAAAAGATGACGGCGTTATACCATTCACGACATATCGTGAATGGGAGAAGAATAAACGCAAATAGTAATCACTCGACCTTAGCACCGTCGTTAAAAGGCTTCTTTTTTTATACAAATCTTTCGTGTCGTAACACGTTAAAAACGTAAAAGGAGTATTTAGACATGGATTTATACGCATTATTAGGACAATTTAAAGACGGTGAAATCGATAAACAAAAAGTAATTGATGCTATCGACGAAAGTAAATCCGGAATGGTTCCACGTTCACGTTTAAATGATAAAAACGCAGAAATCGAGGAACTTAAAGCTGAGATTACTAACCGTGACAATCAAATTGTCGAATTACAAAACTCTGTGAAAGATGATAGCGAGTTGCAAAAAGAACTCGAAGAAGTAAAACAAAGTAATGCAGAGTGGCAGGATAAGTACAAACAATCACAACTGAATAACGCTGTTAAGTTGGCCGTTGCTAAAGAGGCAAATGATGCTGACGACATTCTAGCTTTCATCAACAAAGATGAGTTGGAATTGCAAGACGATGGCACTGTAAAAGGTTTAGATAAAGCTATTGAAACGCTTAAAGAGGCTAAACCTTATTTATTTGCCGATAACAAGCCGGTAGGTAATAAACCTGCAGACGGCGAAACGATGCAAACAGGCATTACAAAAGAACAATTCGACAGCATGAGCGTCGCGGAACGTACCGAATTGTTTATTAACGATCGTGCTACTTACGACAAATTAGTCGAATAATATTAAGAAAGAGGTTATAACATGGCTCAAGGAACAACAACATTAAGTACGCAAATCGTACCTGAAGTATTAGCGCCAATGATGCAAGCTGAATTAGATAAAAAATTACGTTTAGCATCTTTTGCAGAAATTGATAATACATTAGTAGGACAACCCGGAGATACAATCACATTCCCTGCGTTTGTATACAGTGGAGATGCAACAGTCGTACCGGAAGGTGAAAAAATTCCAGTAGACAAAATCGAAACAAACAAACGTGAGGCTAAAATTCATAAAATTGGTAAAGGTACTCATATCACAGATGAGGCTTTACTATCAGGTTACGGTGACCCTCAAGGCGAGGCAGTACGTCAACATGGTTTGGCTATTGCAAACAAAGTTGATGACGATGTGCTAGAAGTTTTAAGAGGTACAAAATTAACAGTTAGTGCAGATGTGGGTACATTGGCTGGTTTAGAAACTGCAATTGATAAATTTGAAGATGAAGATTTAGAACCAATGGTTTTATTTGTAAATCCTAAAGATGCTGGTAAATTACGTGCTAGTGCATCTGAAAACTTCACTCGCGCAACACAATTAGGTGACGATATTATCGTTAAAGGTGCGTTTGGTGAGGCCTTAGGTGCTATCATTGTACGTTCTAAAAAATTAAACGAAGGAGAAGCTATTTTAGCTAAAAAAGGTGCTGTTAAACTAATCACTAAACGTGATTTCTTCTTAGAACCAGACCGTGACCCTTCAACTAAAACAACTTATTTATACAGTGATAAACATTATGTAGCTTACCTTTACGATGAAAGTAAAGCAGTTAAGATTACTAAAGGTGCTGGCACTGGAGCATAAGGAGTGATTAATAGTGACGTATAAAGTAATCAAGTATTTTACAGACTTACAGGATAACGAATATGCCTACAATGTAGGTGACCCATTTCCGCGCGAAGGGTTAACCGTAAGTAAAGAACGATTAACTGAATTATCCACTGATAATAACCGTCAAAACAAGCCTTTAATAGAGCGCGTAGAAGAGCAAGTTAACTATTCTGATATGAAAGTATCAGAGTTGAAAGAGTTAGCTAAAGAGCGTGATATTGAAGGTTTTTCTCATATGAAAAAGTCTGAACTTATCGGCGCATTAGAAGGTGCAGAATAATGGATGCACTTGATGTAAAAATGCTCAACCAAACGCCTGTTGATGACACTTCACATGATGATGAAATAGATATGCTTATCCCAAAGTATTTGAAGTTAGCGGAAGAATATTGCAACCAAACTTTTGACATTAAACATTTGCCTACTGGCGTTGAGAAATTTATTGCTGAATGTATTAAATATAGTGCAAACGGCAATATCTCATCACGTTCTATGGGTACGGTTAGCTATACTTTTGTAACTGAAATGCCTGAAGCGACATATAACCATTTAAAACCATTCAGAAAACTAAGATGGAGTGGTTACCATGTTTAACCCATACGATGAGTTTCCACATGCTATTTCAAAAGGTCGAATTGAAGTAATAGGTGATTTCAAGTTTAAAAAAGAGCGCTACAAGAGCGAAAAAATTATAAAAGGCTTTATGGATACACCTACAACTTCAGAACAACTTAAATATCATCAAATGTCATCTGAATACGATAGAAACCTATATGTACCTTATGACCTACCAATAAACGATAACGATTATTTTAAATACGAGGGTAAAATCTTTGGTATTGTAGGTGAACCTGTCGACCAGGGCGGGCAACATGAGATTAAGTTAATTCGACTGAAAGAGGCACCTTATGGCTAAAGTGAAATATGGTGCAGATAGTTTAGTCGTTGAGTTGGAACGGTACCAAAAAAACGTCGAGAAATGGGCAAAAAAAGGTATAGCTAAAACCACAATGAAGATATATAACACTGCCGTAGCATTAGTGCCAGTTGACTTAGGATTTTTGAAAGAAAGTATTGATTTCAAATTCACTAATGGTGGTTTGACCGGTGTAATAAATGTAGGTGCAGATTACGCGATAAAACGTATGTCGCAATTACTGGTAACAGTAATTTAAAAAATCGGGGTAAATCGGTGGAAGTCTTATCTAAACAGTTGATTACCGAATTCGGTACAGGTATAATAAGTATGAGGTGATTAACTTGGATAGAAATTCAAAAGGTCAATTTGTTAAAGGTAAAAATATTAGAGATAAAACTGGTAAAAAGTACGGCAGGCTAACTGTTCTAAGCTTATCTAAAAAACGATCTGGAAGAAAAACGTATTGGAATTGTATATGTGAATGTGGTAATACGGTAGAAGTTAGAAGTGATTGTTTAGGTACTACACTTTCGTGTGGTTGTCTGAAAAGAGAACAAAATAGAATTAATTTAACTGCTAATCATTCACATAAACAGAGTAGAACTAGGTTATATCACATTTGGCAAAATATGAAATCAAGATGTTATAACCAAAACAACAAACGTTACGAAAATTACGGTCGCAAGGGTATTAAAGTTTGCGAAGAATGGTTAGACTTTAATGTATTTTATCAATGGTCTTTGAAATCTGGTTATAACGATACTATGACAATCGAAAGAAATGACATAGAAAAAGGTTATTATCCGGAAAATTGTTGTTGGATACCATTTAATGAACAAGCGAATAATCGAAATAGAACTATTTGGGTTGAATGGAATGGTAAAAAACGAAATTTGAAACAATGGTCAAAAGAATTAGGTATTAATTACGGAACGTTGAATTCGAGATATAATCGAAGTGGAATGAGACCTCCAGAATTATTTTATCCAGTTAAAAGATAACACCGAGGTAACTTAATAGATTGCGAAAGGCTGTTAAGCACCGTAGAGCGTACCAGTTGAATAAATATAATACTGGCAAGAGACTCCGACAACCAATAAAGGTTGTCTTTTTTATTGGTTGAAAATGTACGCCGAACTCACTGGTGACAGTGAGAAGTAGAGGATAAAAAGCCACTACGATAACAAATGATACGTTGAATACGGGACTGGGATTTATGCAACAGGTCCTGGTGGCTCTCGTGCCAAAAAAATTCCTTGGTCCTATAAAGACGCAGACGGTAAATGGCATACTACTAAAGGTCAACACGCTCAACCTTTTTGGAACCCTGCAATAGACGCTGGACGTCAAGTGTTCAATAAATATTTTTCATAAAAGGACGGTTAGAATATGTGGGTATCGGTTGAACCTGAACTTACAAGTAGATTATACGAAACATTAAAAACAGACCCTATCATTAACAAATTAGTTGGTGATAGGGTTTTTGATGTCGTTCAAGATGATGTGCGATACCCATATATTGTTGTGGGTGAGAGCAACGTCACTAATAATGAAAGCAGTGTAAATATGCGCGAGACGGTAGGCATCGTCTTTCATGTGTATTCGCAATATCCAACACAGTACGAGGCCAAGCTATTAATTAGCGCTATTGGTTATGTGTTGAACAAACCAATTGAAATAGATAATTACGAATTTAGATACAGTCGAATTGATAGCCAATCAGTATTTCCTGATATAGATAGGTTTACTAAGCACGGCACAATTCGACTTTTATTTAATTTCAGACATAAAACTAAGAGAGAGGAAGTGTAAGCATGGCTCAAAAGAATTACTTAGCAGTAGTTAGACCAGCTAAAGATAAATTAGATCCAACTGATGCTTTGCTATTAGCTGACTTACAAGAAGGTGGCCACACAATTGAGAATGACTTGGCTGAAATCATTCGTGGCGGTAAAACAGATTATGGTGTAAATGCCGTTTCTGAAGAGTTTAAACTCACTATCGGTAATATTCCTGGTGACAAAGGAATTGAACAAGTTAAAAAAGCAATTAAAAATGGCGAACAACTGCGTGTATGGTTGTATGAACGCAACAAACGTGATGATGGTAAATATCATGGTGTATTTGCCTACACAGTGCCAGAAAGTTACGAAATGTCATTCGACGATGAAGATAATAAAATTGAATTAACGTTAAAAGTTAAATGGAACTCAGCAGAAGGAACTGAAGCTAATCTACCACCAGAATGGTTTGAAGCAGCAGGCGCACCTACTGTTGAATACGAAAGTTTTGCAGAAAAAGTTGGTAGCTTTGAGGACCAATCTAAAGCTAAAACAACGAGTTCTTAATATTAGGGGGCGTGTGTCCCCTTATTTTTTATATAAAATTTGAAAAGAGGTATACATTTTGACTGAATTTAACCCAATTACAACGCTTACAATCAATGATAATGAAGTAGAAGCTAAAGCGTTATTTGCGTTTGACATTAAAGCAAAGAAGTTTGCAGAAGATACAAAAGATAAGGATGGCAAAACGGTTACTACACCTGGTTTTAATGTGATTTACAACGGTATTTTGGAACGTGACACGGTTGCTATTGCTAACTTTTGGGAGTGTGCTACTGCATATCTAGGTAAAAATGCACCTTCTAGAGATGAAATTGAAACAGCTTTAATTGAAATTATTGAAGAAAAAGAGGACACACTTGAATTATTACAAGGCGCTTTAGATGTATTAAATAATAGTGGTTTTTTCAAGCAAAAATCTCGAGGGTTCTGGACGCAAATGAACAAAGCGCCTCAAATGGCGAAGGGCGAGGACAAAGAAACAACGAAAGCTGGTATCGAGTTCATGAAAGAGAACTACAAAGAAATCATGAACGTGGAACCTTACTCAACTATTCAGAAATAAGACAATTAACGAGTAGGTTTATAGGTTATTTGCCTGAAAACGAATTGATGATGATGACACCTAAAGAATGGAAAGATTGGATAATAGGTGGTCAAGATAAGTATTTAGATCAGAAGGAGTTAATGATACAAGTTGCTCAAGCAAACGGGCTTGTACAAGCTAATAAATCATTAAAACGAATGACTAGAGATATTGAACGTCAACGATTTGAAATACGCAACCCTGGTAGTTATGAACGTATTAAACGTGCAGAACTTGAACATGAAAAACGTAGACGTGAATTATTCAAATCAGGTACTAAGCGTTGGTTAGAAGAACAAAAACAGAAAGGAGAGTGAATAAGTGGATAAAAACTTTATGGTTCGTATCATGGCTAATATACGCGATTTTCAGAACAACGTTAGAAAAGCGCAGACTTTAGCTAAAACTTCTATTCCAGATGAAATTGAAACTGATGTGAAAGCCAATATCAGTAAATTTCAGCGTAATCTTCAAAGAGCCAAAGCAATGGCGCAACGTTGGCGAGAGCATAAGGTGGAAATCGATGGAGACACCAACCCTATTAAACGTGCGATATCTTTTGCCAAAGCAGAATTGCAAAGATTACGCGATAAGCAAGTCGATATCAAAGGTGATAATGACAATTTAAAGCGTGCAGTAATAAGCGCTAAAGTAATGTTGGCATCATTACATGATAAAACGGTACACGTTAACTTTGATACACAGGGCATGACAAGAGCGCAAGTATTAACTAAAGCGTTAGGTAAGTCTTTAGATGAATATGGCAATAAAATGGACGCTTTAGCTACCAAAATAAGAACGTTTGGCACTGTCTTTAGTCAACAAGTCAGAGGGCTAATGATAGCTAGTATTCAAGGTTTAATACCTGTTATTGCTGGTTTGGTTCCAGCTATCATGGCTGTATTAAACGCAGTTGGCATATTAGCAGGCGGTATATTAGGTTTGGCAGGTGCGTTTAGTATCGCAGGTGCGGGCGCCTTTGCGTTTGGTGGTATGGCAATTAGTGCTTTGAAAATGCTTAAAGACGGCACACTGCAAGCTACTGCAGAAACTAGACGATATCAAGCGTCTTTAGATCAAGTTAAATCAACATGGGAAAGTATCATCAAACAAAATCAAGCGCAGATATTTAATACTTTAGCTAACGGTTTAAACACAGTAAATGTTGCTTTAAGCCGTATGAAGCCATTCCTTGCAGGCGTTTCTAAAGGTATGGAACAAGCCTCTAAGAGTGTCTTAAAATGGGCTGAGAACAGTCAAACAGCTAGTAAGTTCTTCAATATGATGAACACAACAGGCGTTAAAACATTCAATACTCTATTAAGTGCTGCTGGACGTTTTGGTGATGGTTTGGTTAATGTATTTACCCAATTAGGACCGTTGTTTTTATGGGTGGCACAAGGCTTAGACAGTTTAGGTAAAAAATTCCAAAACTGGGCTAACAGTGTTGCAGGTCAAAACGCTATCAAAGCATTTATCGAGTATACAAAAACTAATTTACCTAAAATAGGGCAAATATTTGGTAATGTGTTTGCCGGTATCGGTAATTTAATGGTCGCATTTGCGCAAAATAGTGCAGGCATCTTCGATTGGTTAGTTAAAATGACCGGCAAATTCAGAGAATGGTCTGAGCAAGTTGGTAAATCAGAAGGCTTTAAAAAGTTTGTGCAATACGTACAACAAAACGGACCGGTGATTATGCAATTAATTGGCAACATTGTACGTGCATTAGTTGCATTTGGCACTGCTATGGCACCTATTGCAAGTGTGATTTTACGTGTGGTAACTGCGTTTACTGGCTTTATCGCAAAATTATTCGAAACACATCCGGCTGTTGCTAAGATGGTTGGTATTGGTATGATACTAGCCGGCATTATGTGGGCATTACTAGCACCAATTATTGCGGTTAGTACGTTTATAAGCAGTGGTTTCGTTGCTGCGTTGATACAAGCGGTTGGACACATAGGAAGATTTCTAGGTGCTGGAAGAATACTTCAAGGTATTTTAAACATCTTACGTGGTGCATTTAGCTTATTAGTTAGTCCAATAGCTAATATAGGCAGATTATTACCATTATTAGGCACTGCATTTAGTGCTTTAACTGGACCAGTTGGCATAGTCATTGGCGTTATATTAGCTTTAGTCGGTGTTATCGTATACTTGTGGAAAACGAATGAAGACTTTAGAAATATGATTATCAACGCTTGGAACGGTATTGTTTCTGCAATTAGTGGCGCAGTAAATTCTATCATTAACTGGTTTACTCAATTGTGGGCATCTATCCAACAAACATTACAACCTATCATGCCATTACTACAACAACTAGGACAACTGTTTATGGAAGTTCTAGGTGGTTTGGTTATGGGTGCCATTCAATTAGTGATAGGTGCGTTCCAGTCTTTATGGCTTGCCGTATCAGTGATATTTACTGCGATAGGTGCAATTGTTTCTTCAGTAGTTCAATTGCTCGTCGGCTTGTTTACTGCGTTTATTCAATTGTTAACTGGCGACTTTAGTGGCGCGTGGTTAACTTTACAAACTACAATACAAAACGTAATGATGACCATTTGGAATGCGATTGTTTCAATTTTCACTCAGATTTCCGAATTTATATTCAACACGCTAAATTCTATACTCGGTACGAATATCACAAGTTGGTCTCAAATTTGGTCGGCAATCGTTCAATATGTCACTCAAATTTGGAATAGTGTAACGCAATGGTTTGGACAAATGGCACAGTCCGTTTGGAACAAAATGGTACAAGCCTATAACTATGTTGTATCAACTGGTGCGCAATGGGTAAGTTCTATCATAAGCACTTTAGCAAGATTTGTATCATCTGTGATTAGTGGTTTTATCAGAGTGGTATCAGCTGTTGCATCATATATGGCTCAAGCGTTATCAAGAGTGATATCTGGAGGCGCACAATGGGTATCTTCAATTATTAATGCAATGGCTAGATTTGTACAAAGTGTAATAAGTGGCTTTGTCAATGTGGTTAGTCAAGTACAATCAGGAATGAGTAGAGCGGTTAACACTGTTAGAAACTTTATTGGTCAATTCGTGTCTGCTGGTTTAGATTTAATGCGTGGTTTAGTTAACGGTATCAAGAGTGGTTTATCTTGGGTAGTTGATGCTGCGCGTAATGTAGCACAAAGTGCGGTTAATGCAGCAAAAAGTGTTTTACGTATACACTCACCTTCTCGAGTATTTAGAGGTATAGGTCAATATGTATCTCAAGGCTTAGGAATGGGTATCTTAGCTGACCAACACAAAGCAGTGAATGCAGTCCGTAGTGTAGCTAGTAATTTAACTGAGGCATTTGCCCCAGAATTATCAACAGACCTAACAGACAGTTTAGGCGGTTCGTTAAATGGTAGTGTGGACGCTCACATGACTAAAGATGTACAACACAGCATGCAAGAAAATAATCGACCTATCGTTAATATAACTGTGCGTAACGAGGGTGATGTTGATTATATTAAATCTTACATTGAAGAACAAAACGGTAAAAACAATAGTATGGGCTTGTAAAGGAGTGTTATTATTGATTGCTCACGACATAGAAATAATTAAAGATAATAAAAAGTATAAAGTCAGTAATAACACTTTTACTGGCTCAGTTTTAGAAGTAGTATCCTATGACGTTAAAGGTTCAGGATATGATCGTGAATACAGTACAGTTAATGGCGCGCAAGGTAGATTTTTTAACTCTGTCTATGAAGAAAAGAAAACAGTTAGTCTTAGATTGCGATATCAAGTAGACAAAATGGCTCAAGTGACACATCTTAAGTCAAATTTACAAGCATTATTACGTGGTCATTATTATTTGCGTGAATTATCTACACCGGACACATCTATTAAATATGAAGATATATTCAACACGAAACCTCAAGAGTTTGAACTTGATTATGTAGACGGTAGGCAGATATTTGTCGGCCTAGTTAATGCGATTTCAATTGATACTACGCAAACGTCTGGTGAGTTTGAACTTGAATTTGAAACCATTGAATTACCTTATTTTGAAAGTATCGCGTATAGTACAGATTTAGAAAGTGAAAGTAGAAGTGTTGAAAAATGGGCGGTATCGGATAGCTTACCGTTTAATGTTAATGATAATAAACGTAAATATACTTTCCACGATACAAAAATATGCAACGTTTATTATGCAGGTACGGTTGAAATCAATCGAATTAATCAAGATAGCACAGTTGAAGTGACTTTAGCAGAAAATGTATCTAAAAATGATAAAAACGGTACTACTTTTTATATGGTTGAAAGTGGTGATGTTATTAATATCAAAGGCTTAGAGCTAAAAGCAGGCGATACTATCAAATTTGATGGTATCCACACTTTCAGAAACGGTTTAAACATTGATGCCTATAATGTGAGCCGACGTAACCCTACTTTAATACCTGGTTGGAACACGTTTAGAAGTACCAAATTGATGCAAAAAGTCGTGTTCAAACACAAAGAATATTACATGTAGGGGTGATGATATGACGGTATTACTAAAAACATTACAAGGTTACGGTCAAAATCTACCAGTCGAAACCGAACTGAACGTTAAATTATCTGACACAGATAGTACGTTAACAATTGTAATTGACGAAAATAAAGGTACGTTCGATGCTATTGGTGCGATTACAAAAATGTGGACAATAACAGGCGTTGCTGGTCCTGAAGATGAAAACGAGTCAAGTCCAGACTCCTGTGTAAAATGCTATACAATGTTTTTACCATTTCTACTTATCAAAATTGATGTATTTTCTTGAAGAATAAATCCATTCATCATGTAGGTCCATAAGAACGGCTCCAATTAAGCGATTGGCTGATGTTTGATTGGGGAAGATGCGAATAATCTTTTCTCTTCTGCGTACTTCTTGATTCAGTCGTTCAATTAGATTGGTACTCTTTAGTCGATTGTGGGAATTTCCTTGTACGGTATATTGAAAGGCGTCTTCGAATCCATCATCCAATGATGCGCAAGCTTTTGAATATTTTGGTTGATCGATATAATCATGAATCAATCGATTTTTAGCCTCACGCGCTAAGTTAATATCTGTGAACTTAAAAATTCCTTTAACAGCTTCTCTGAAAGATTTTGAATTTTTTTTAGGAATGGTGGTAAAGATATTTCTTAGGAAGTGAACTTGGCATCTTTGCCAACTTACGTTGGTGAAGGATTTTCTAATGGCAGAGACTAATCCTTTGTGCGCATCAGAAATAACGAGTTCCGTACCTTGTAAACCGCGTTCTTTTAGGTATTCAAAAAATGTTGTCCAGGTCTCTTCGCTTTCGCCACTTTGAATCATGAAGCCGATAATTTCACGGTCGCCATCTTTGGTTATTCCAATCGCTATATGACAGCTTTTTGAGAGTACTCGATTTTCTTCTCGTACTTTTATATAGAGTACATCGGTCATTAAGTAAGGATAATTTTTTTCTGATAATAAACGATTCTGCCACTCGTTAACCATAGGTTCTAGCTGTTCTGTTAAGCTAGAAACGAAGGACTTAGAGACGGATTTACCACAAAGTTCTTCCACAATTTTTGATACTTTACGAGTTGAAACGCCTGATACATACATTTCCAACATTGAAGCCATGAGGGCTTTTTCGTTTCGTTGATAACGTTCAAACACTGTGGGTGAAAAATGGCCATCACGTGTTCTGGGTACTTTTAATTCTAGCGTGCCTACACGTGTCGTAAAGCTGCGCTCATAATAGCCATTTCGTTGACTTTGTCGGTTTTCTGTTCGTTCATATTCTTTTGCTTGAATATATTCTGTTCGTTGATTTTCCATTAGTTGATTAAATACCGTTGTTAAAATATTTTTAGAAACGTCATCCTTTACAGAATATTCAATAATGCTTTGAATCTCTTCGCTTTTCAGTGTAAAATGTACTTGGGTCATGTAAAAGTCCTCCTGGGTATGTTTTTGTCGTTAAAAACATTGTACCGTAAAAGGACTGTTATATGGCCTTTTTACTTTTACACAATTATACGGACTTTATC